TGCAATATTCAAGTCCTGATAAGTACCAGCGCCAGTAATACCACTAAGTACCACATTGGCTACTACAGCGTTAGAGATGTTGCCATCTTTACTTGTAGTAATTGAAATATTGGCAGAAGCCATACTACCCGTAGGATTTTGAATAGTCACTCTGCGAAGAACGACAGATCCAGAACCTACAGCAGCACCTGCATTAGTTAAACCACCGCTTAAAAAAGGAATGGTAACACCAGTGGTAGTACCGTTTCCTGTTGTATTTAAAGCAGTGGCTTTAATGTAGGCAACACGACCATAGCCAATCGAATCAAGGTAAAACTGCCCTAATGAATCTGAATTAGCCATTTATCGCCCCTTAACTGTTAAAAGTGCCAGATACAGGAGAACCACCATTTACAGTCACTAATTGCACTGTAGCGTTAGTAGTTGCCAATAACTGCACGTTCACACCGTCAGAAATTACCATGCCACCTGAGTTAACTGGATACACATTTGACCATGTAGCCACATTAGAAGTGGAGTTGTAACTTGTAACAGTTTGAATGACCACATTGGTTGTGCCAACTACTAGATAAGTTCCAGCAGGTACGACATTTCCAAGGGTGGTTGCAGCGATATTTGAAGCGTTTTGAAAATACGAACTTGGCGTATTTGCATAAGTACCTGCAATGAGGATTTTATTTAAACCGAGTGCCATGACTAATTCTCCTTAGATTGAAATAGAGTTATAGCCAGATACTCTGGTCATTGACTTAGGCTTGGTGCTTACTAATTCAGCAATCATCAAGACAGCGCCAACATAACCAATCTGCCAGTTAGGTAGAGTGGACTCAAATCCAGTAAATACAAACGAACCTTGATCGTGAATGTACAAGCTCAAGTAGTTTGAGTTAATGAAATAAACAGTACCTTCTGGGCAGTATGGGTCTGGATAGATTGGAACACCAGCTACCATCAAAGCACGGAAAGCTGCTTGAGGACCGTTGCTATCGCTATCAAAACCATGTCCTGGCGTAATTACATATTGCTCTTGACCAACATAATCTTGGGCTAAGAGTGTCCATGTACCAAATCCGCAAACACCAAAAGTAGGAACTTCTGCACCGTTTTTAACAGTACCAGAAATATACTGAAGAATATTCTGACGGGTTGGATTTACTGAACCTGCGTTGTAAACCTTAGACTTCCACCATGTGTAGGTAGTACGGTTGATGTTACCGTAGGTAGTCATGTTTGTACCATCATCAATAGCGCCTGGCAAGCCAATGAACTGTTGAGTGTTGGTGTAGTTGTTGTACAAGGCAGTAGCCATTGCATCCATCATTACATTGGTCGCATCGTTCATGCGTGCTTCGATCAATGGAATAATGGCGTAATCTTGCTGTACTGCACCTTCCATACCGAGAAACGGTACTGGAGCAATCATTAGCTTCAGATTAAATTCAGCATTGAAAGCACCTTGTTGTACTGAAGGTTGGTTAAAAGAACCAGAATAATCAGACCACTGAGCATTAACAAACTGCGCACCTTGTACTGGTACGGTTACTTGGGATACACCGCCTGAAGCCTGTTGACTATTTGCAATCAACGCAGCCATCAATGGTGTGCTGTTATAAAGCTGTACTACCAGCTTGGGGATAAACGCTCTACGAGTTACATAAGTAAGCTCATTGTATTGGCTTGATCCTGATGCTGGGACTATTCCGCCACCTATTGGCATAATAATTCTCCGTTAAAAGTAAATATCCCCATTTACTGCTGTTTAAATACCTATTGGTCTTGTGTTTTTACGCAAGTCCTTTAGTGCTTGTGCTGCTTCTTCCCTTGCGCCCATTTGTGGATTTTTCCAATACTTAGAAAGGTCAAACTTGTTTAAGGCGCTTGGCGTATAACCCATTGCTGAGTTAGGTGTTGGTTCTGCTGCTTGGCGCATCCAATCAAAATACTCTGCTGCTGTTTCGTGATTGGTCATGCCTTTATCAAGCATGAGCTTTTCAATTTGCTCTACTTCTTGTGTAGAGCGGTTTAATTTCGCTCTACGCTTTTCGAGTTCTTCTCTAGCATCACGCTCACGCAATTTAGCCTCTAAGCCCATAACCCGTTCTTCTGCTGCGGTGACTTTTCTATTGGTGTAATCTTCAATATCAAGTTCTGGAATGGATAATTCTGGCTTGACCTGCTTAGTCATGCGTAAAAATTCTTTACGAGTGCTTGGATTATCAGCCAATTGCTTAGCCAACATTGCCAATTCATCCCGTTGTTCTAAAGACATATCTTCTAAACTCATCTTCTATCCCCTTATTCGTTAGATGACTTTTTTGGTATCGCCTGGCTTAGACATAGACATCATGTTCTTGTAGCCAGCTTTAGGTGCAGATGATAAGCCACCAAACTCTGAATAGCGTGGAGTATTGATAACTTGACCATTTTTCTGATTGTTATCAGTAGGTCTGCGTGGCATTGATGAACCACGAGGTTTAAAGAGTTCCATAGTAATTCCTTACATTTGTGGAGTTGCGGAAGGCATACCGCCTGGCATACCTCCACTAGGAGGTGGAGGAGGTGGCATCCCACCGCCAGCACCAGGAGGTGGAGGTGGAGGCATACCGCCAGGGGACATACCTGGGATTTGTGGCGCTGCTTGCATTGCTTTTCCTTCAGCCGTTGCGCCACCAGCTTGAGGTAATGTTTGCAACATCTGCATAATCTCAGTAGGTTGCAATTCATTCGTTTTAGCCTTCTTAGCACCAATCAATCCAGTCAATGTGCGAATTGCACCCAATACTTTTTGACCTTCTGCTGATTCGCTACCGAAAGCTGGCAAGACTTGTTCTAACAGGTCCATTGCCATACTGATGTTAATTAGTCCTGCTTCACGATTACCCATCTTTGGTTCTGGGGTACTCATTGGTGAAGCCATTGGAGGAGCTGAAGTATCAGACATCCCCGTTACGCCTTCTGGGGCGGGTGGAATACCAGCAGGTGTTGCGCCATCCCGTTGGGATTTAATCATCTGCATTAACTGATCTGAGGGTACGCCCATAGCATTTTCCTATTAAGTTTCTCTGTATCGTAATCTTAATCTATTGAATGTCAAGTGGGGGGAATTATTTAGTTTCCCTCCCCCTCTAGGACTTATTCGGTCAACCCGAAGTAACTTCAGAAGGTTTTAGCCCTCATCCGATTACTTGCGTGCTTTACGACCTTTGCGTGCTTTGCGTGCCATGAGATTATCTCCTTGAGCATACGGTCACCTATTTTTAGGGTAAGGCAGCCACAACCCTTTCCTCGTGAAGGAAGAAACCTTATCTGCGTGACTTGCGTGCTTTTTTATGTGACTTGCGCATTTTAATCTCCAAGTTAAGCTATCCCCTAACTGAACGACCTAGATCCCTTGTTTTAGCAGATCTATCAAAACTTTTTACACCTTGTACACGATACTGCAAATTAGAAGGTTGTTCACCTCTTTTTAAGGATTCCGTAGTCACCCTTGGCTGATCTGCTTTTGGTTGTACATTCTTTGCCATTTAGCCTACCTCTGGTTCTTTTTTACCTTTAGGACTAGGAGGTGGTTGCTTCTGTTCCCCACCGCCTTCTTTTTCCTTCTGCTTTAACTTATCTTTCAACAATTGTTTCATTGGTGGTTCAAGTAAGTCAAGTAGTGATTCTTTATCAATAGCTTGCGCTTTAAACAAATTAAACGCAAGTGTTTTAAGATCTTCAGTAAATATTGGGCTGTTAGAGTGAGCATCTACTTTTACTACAAAATCCTTAGTAAATTGCTCGGCAATAAATGGTACTTCTTCTGTATCCCTAAAATGCGTGTCATCATAAGACTGCATGAGCTTGAGATACAGCGTTGCAACCTTTTCCAAGCTATCTTCAACAATCAAAGCCCGTTTTTTAGCTCTTGAAGAACCTAATCTGGCTAATTGACTTGCATGACCCTGACTTCTTACGCCTGATTCGCCTTTACCAGAAAGAACATTAGATATTCCTGATACTTCAGCAAACATATTGTCAATTTCATGGATCACCTCAAATAAATCAGGTGGCATATTTGGCGCAAGGCGATCTGCCTTTGCATTAGGCATATCTGAAGATAAAAGACCACCAGCACGGTTTAATGCAAAGTTCTTTTCATCCAAAATGCCTGTAAAGCCCGTCAACGCTGTTGGTGGGTTCACTTGTTTAGATAACAAGTCCAAAATCTCTGTCATGCGAGTATTGCGTAGCTCTTGAAGCAACAATAACTGCTGTACTTCAGATGCACCCCAGAAATAGTCATATAAAGGGTTAGGGCAGATCTGTACAAATGGACATTCCCCTTTAAGGAACACGGATGCGCCAGGTCTGTCATACACAATAATGTTTGGAGCTGCCATTGTGACTACCTGATAATCCTCAGTGTCATCATTCCACACCCATAGCTCAGTCATCTCAACGGTATCTTCAGCTACTCTAGCCTTGTAACGGTTTATGCCGTACAAGTCCATATTCACATTACCGTAGATGGTAGGGTTGGTTTGGCTCATCACAATACGGTTTACAGCTTCTGGAATGTCCGATTCCGATACTTTTGTACCTGTAGAAAGCCTTGAAACAATAGATTCACGCTTTGGATGAGAATACAGACGGGCGTAGAGTTCGCTTTTCGTAATGTAGTATGTTTGAACAATCGCCTCTTGCCTGTCTGTATAGGGTGTGTCCTCCCGCAATACACCAATAGCGGATGGCTCAATCATGTACGGA